GGTTTACATCTCCTGTATTTGTGCCATCTGTTATATCTAAATCAGAAGCAGCATCAAGTGTATCAACGTAAGAAGTTGTTGCTACCTTTGTACTATTATCTCCTGCACTTTGAGTTGTAGCTACAGAACCATTTGGTAATGTAATACCTGCACTTGGAAATTGTAAACTTAATCCCTGATTAGAAGCAGTTGATTCTATTTGATTAGCTGTTCCTGTTACTGCGAATGTTTGTGTGTTTAAATTAACATCTCCAGTTCCACTATCTCCACTAAAATCTAAATCACTTGCAGCATCTAAAGTATCTACATAAGATGTTGTAGCTATTTTTGTTGAATTATCTCCTGCAGTTTGAGTAATAGCAGTTGAATTGTCAGGCAAATAAACCCCTGTTGAATCTAAAGAAAAAGTTATTGATTGACCAGAAGCTACTGTTGTGATTTCATTTGTAGTTCCACCTATTGCAAATATTTGTGAATCTAAATCTATTTGGCCAGATCCTGTATCGCCTGTAAAATCTAAATCCTCAATAGTAATTTGAGCAGCAACATAATCTACTATTGCAGCAGTTGTTGGTATTGTTGTATCATTATCATTATTAGAAATACCATCTGCAGCATCTACGAACTTGCTGATAATTATATTTTCTCCCGTATCTTTTAAAGAGCCAAATTCTAATATTGATGTAACTTTAAAATCACCGCTTGTATTTACATAGAGGCCTAAATTATTACCTGTTCCATCAGTCAATTCTTTAAGAGATGCAGTTATTGCTAAATTATCAATCGACTTTATTAAACCTTGATAAGTATCTGAAATTCTTGTATTATATAAAGTTGCCATAATTATTTTTTATTATTTTTTTGTTTCTTTAAAAACATTTTAAGTTTTTTAATATTTTTTTCTTTTGGTTTATATCTCATAATACCCAGCCATTAAAAATTGCATCTTGCGATGGATCAATATCATCATTACTATTTGAGTAATACTCAGGAAATAAATTTTGATTAAAGTTCATATAATCAATAAATCTTCTTGTATAATATTCTGCATATTCTCTTGCTTTTGCAACTAAATAATCTAATTCCTCTTTTGTTGCTGATTCACTATTTTCAGATGTATGTTTAAAAACACCTCCGTTTTTTATTTGATAAGCAGCAAAAGGAATATAATCAACTTGAGCATACCAAATTAACATAGGTTGAATGTAAGTTACCATTAAATTGTAATAATTTGGATTATCAACATCTGTCAAAGTTCCTGCAGTGATTAATTCTTCAAACTTTTGATATAACTCTGTTCCTAAAAAGTTTTGTATATGAATAGTTTGAGAAATTTTTATAAAATATATAAATTTTGCTGTATCGACATTTCCATCAATAATTGAATTTCTTACTAAATCTGTTCTATTTATAAATAGTGGTGTAGCCATAATAATTATTTTTTTGGATATACTCCTCTTCCTTCTTGTTTGTCTGTTGGTTTTTTAGCTAAATCTGATCCTTTAGGATTTTTTTGTGCATATTTAGGTATAGATCTTACTTTTTTATAATTATTTAAGTTTTCAGATACTTCTGTATTGCTTTCTAACCTATACAATACCTTTACCCATCTGTGCTGACAATAAACTCCTCCTTTTAATTCAAATATATTATAAGGCATATCAGGCTCGTGCCTAAAATCAGTATTTACTTTCTCATCTTTTCTTATTCCCTTACCATTTTCAACAACTAATTTTCCGAAACTTGCATTATCAATATCTTCCAATCTCCAAACTAAACCGCTATTTGATAATTTTATCATTTCTTTACAAAAGGGTCTTGATTTTTCTGTAGTTGAGTAACCAATTCCATTTGAATATTTATAACGTATTTTATATAAACCATTTTTTGAGTCTAAAGAACTAAATGCAGATCCATCTTTTACTGATCCAACATTTTTTTCTGATGCACTCTTTAAATTTAAAATATCTCTAATTTTGCTTAATGTTGATTTTTTCTCTTTAATTAAATAATTTGCCCAATCCTCATTGTCAATATTATCATCTTCCCCTACTTCATCTACATAAACATAATTATCTTCCATTTTAATTGCACTTTTTACAAGAGAGCCTAATACTACTGATACTTCTTCTTCTGATAATTCTGATTTAGCTTTTATACAATTGGGTCTTCTTTTACCATCAATCATTTTATAACCATCTTGTCTGTAGCCATCCCAACAAGGAGATTTTTTTAAGTTCTCGTGATTCTCACAAGGCATAAACCAAATTTCTCCTCCGACTTCGTGTTCGTGTGATCCTGAGCAACCTTGTTCCTCAGCAACTTTTTCTGCCTCCTTTTTTGTTTTATAAGCTCTTTTGCCATCAATCATTTTAAGACTAAACTTTTCCATCTCAACCCCTGTTTCTTCCTCAATATCTTCTTTATCTTGTATTTCAGTATTAACCTCAGTAAATTCTAAGGGCTGTAACGTAATAAAGTATAGGTTTAAAGCAATATCATTGAAAGCAAGTATTTGATCAAAGGATTTAATTAAAAGTTCCTGAAATGGCCTTATAACAGTATTATCCATTAATAAAGAGGCTGTTTTAATTTCATCTGCATTATTACCTAATCCTGTTGCTTCTTTTATACCTAAAAGCATTGGAGAAGAAACCCTGTGTGCAACTAATATTTTGCTTTGGCTTTCTGTTGATAAAAATTGATATTGATTATGAGCATCGTTTAATTGAACAGGTGTTATTTCTGCTTGACTATCTTTATTATCATTAAAAGCGAGTATAAATTTACCTGCATTAGAACTTCCTGAAAACTTTTGCGCAATTCTTTGTTCTATTAATTCTCTTTGTTCTTGGTTTGGTGTACCATTATTAAAGTTTATAAGCATTGATGGAGCTAAACCATTCATTATATTATTTAAATGATAATTAGATATTTCTTCTTCAAGCTCGCAATATTGTAAACCTCCTTGATAATCTACAGGCGAGTAATAATAAAATCCTGCTTTATATGGTTTTATGTATAATATTTCAATATTTTCTTTGCTTGTGCCAAATGAGGGTATTCTTAGTGGTTTGTCAGATGGTTTTATATTTGGCCAATCATTCCAATAATAATATCCCTCAATTAATCCATCTTCATTAGCTTTTTCTGCTCTTAATGTTTCGATAGGAAAATGCTCGCAAACTGATATTTTAGTTCTTGCTTTATTATATATGACTTGTATTGCAGCTTGGCCCATTAATTTTAAATCATAACAAACCTTTTGTACCATATCAGGCTTTAAAAGAGTAATCATTTGAGCATACTGATCAGGTTTTCTGCTTGAATCTGTTGCATTTAAACCTTTACCATAGATTTGTTGCGATATGCCGTTAATACAAGCGTTATTAGTTGGAGAGCCATTATAACGATCAATAAGAAATTGAAAATAATTATTATCAGCACCATATTGTACCCAATCTCTATTTTTTACTTCTAAGATCTCAGGAGATGTATAAGTTGCTAAATTAACAAAACTAAACTCTGAATTATTTTTTGCGTATCTACCTAAACTATCTCTTTTTCTTGTTTTTTTCATAATTAAAATACCTTGTATGTGTTGTCAAAGGAATTAAAAGTTTTATAAACCCCCAAATTTAAATCGAAATATTCATCTTCCATTTGATCAATCTCTTGATCAGTGCAAAATATTCTATCTCTAAATATTGTTGCATCTGTTGATCTGTCTATGTTCCATAAACTATTGTCATTCTCCCATAATTGATAATTAGTATTCCAAAAATTATAATCAACATAAAATCTTACATCATAAAAATGGCCCTCTACTAAAACAGGAGAAAATGATTGATGAAATGTTAAATAATTTCCTGATATAACAGCATTATTAATCTCATAAAAAACAGGAATATCTGTGCTATCATCTTTAATAGACATTGTAAATTCATTCCCGTATTCTCTTGGAATTACTTTAAAAGTTTGAGCAGCATTATTTGTATTAAATACAATCATACCTATATAACGAATTTATTAAGTTATTTTGTAGAAATGTAAACCCAAAAAAAAAGCACCCCTAAGGATGCTTAATTTTAAATATATAATATATTATGCAGTTGGGTCAATTACATCTGCATCTATTGGAGTTAATAAAGCTGAACTACTTAAAAAATAAGGAGCAGTTTCTTCCATTCCCTCCATTACAATTGTAAATCCTGAAAGATCTCCGGGAGCAGATCCAGTCACTGTTGTGCCAGAAGTTAATTCCATTCCGTTTTCAAATCCACAAAGAAATACATTTCCATAATAATCTTCAACAGCTACATAAGGTCTTCCGACAGCAACTACTTGAAGTTCATTTTGAGTTGCTGCATCTAAATATGTAAATGTTGCATTTAATGTTTGAGTGTAAAAAGTTGTTCCATTTTCACGAGATGAAGTTACAGTTGTTTCTAAATTGGAATTTCCTTTAACGTCCCATTTTGTCCACCCTGAAACTGAACCTGTGAAAGCAGATACTTTTCCATCGGTAAAAGTTACACCTGTTAAACCACCAAAGTCAGCGAAATAAATTGTTTTTATTCCACCAAATGCTGATTTACAAGGTAAACTTCTTCCTGTTGATACTGTACAAGCCATAGTTATTTAATTTTTTTTATAAATAAGGGTAAGTAAGTTTTATCCCACTTACCCTAATTTGAGTTAATATTAAGCGTATTCAACGATGTCAGATGCAATTCCGAATTGTACTCCAGAAGTAAACCTCATTATCATTCTTACGTTGTTTGATCCATCTAAATCAACCATATCAAGAACTCGAATTTCTTGGTTATTGTTTAGTAAACCTGTTCCAAAGTATAAGTTTGATACCTCAGCTGCATACATTTTATTATCTGACATACCCGGACAAACAAAGATTTGAACTCCATCAATAGTTAAAGAGCCATTATTCCACCATTGAGTTCCTTTGTTGTCAACCCCTGCGTTAGATGTTGCAGCAACAGAGAATCCACCAAGTGCTTGAACATAAAATTTAGCAACTGAACTTGGAACATAAATTCTTAGTCCATCTTTGCCATATAAAGTATTTGGAATAGCAGATACTACCTTTTGTAATTCCCCTATAACATTTGCAGCAGTTATAA